GGAGCGTGTGGCAGTCATTGAGCGCGGCGAGGATGTGCTGCCGATCAACACCAGCGTTGCCGTGTTTCTCGTCCAGTTGGAGGCCAGCGAGGAGCAGAAGGCGCAGGGCATCGAATGCGTGGCGAAAATCAATGCCATGGACCACGACGCCATCCTACTGCATGAGGTTGGCGCAGCCCAGCCAGAGCAGGGCGTTGGCCTGATGGTTAACGCGGATCAGGCCAGAACGCTCAAACCGAATTCCGGCGCGCTGGTGGGGGAAAGCTACCGCGAGCGCGAGCGCCGTCTGGAACAGGCTGCCCGCGATAAATTTGTGACCGGCCTGGATGATTACGCCTGGATTGCCGATTTCACTGACTCACAGGCCATTGTCATCCGTAACGGGAGTGACGCTCAGGTTTACGGCTACACCAATGAAGGCGGAAAAATCACCTTTGACGATACGGGCTCAAAAGTTACGCGTCAGGAGTCATGGGTGGCGGTCGTAGCCAACAAATTTAAATCCATTTTCACACTGCAGGATGGTCCTGCAGCAAACCACCAACAGGAGGGCGAGATGCCTTTAACCAAAGAAGACGTGGAGCAAATCGGCAACATCGTGAGCGGCGCTATCACTGCGAACAACGAGACCACGCTTAAACCCATTGTTGAAGCGCTGGCGGGCATTCAGGCTAACCAGAAGGCGCTATCTGACACCATGACCGCCAATGCCCGCGCTGAGGAGAAAACCATGCGTGAAGCGGTGGCTGCCGTTCATGGAGAGGTTATTGCCAACGCACTAACAGGGGAAGCGCTGAAAGAGATGTTCAGCAAGATGGGAGAAGCTACCCAGCTTGGGGCCAACAGCGCTAAAAACCCACCAGTTACCGGCGCGCCAGACCCAGCCGCCTATTTCGGAGGTGCTGCGTAATGGCTCGTTATCGTCGCATCAATATCGACGGGAAATCGCTCTATAAGACCGAAACCCGCGTGGCAGCTACAGACTTGCTGCCCGGCAGCGCCGTAGTCATCAACGCCGATGATGAATTTGTACAGGCTACGTCATTACGTGGCCGCATCTACATCATTGACGTCGCACATCATCAGGGGCTGTCAATAACTGACGCGGTTCCTGCCGGTGATTCAGCGGTGGGCAATTACGTGGAAGAGGGCCGCGAGCTGGCTTTGCGTTGTGGTTCGGGAACATACGCCAAAGACACCCCGATCAAACTCAGCACCAATGGCAGTTTCACACCGGCAACTGCTGACACTGACTCGGTGATCGGCTACAGCCAGGACGAGGCGACGATTGCGACCGGTACAGCCGATTTCATTCGCGTGCGCATGCGCGTTGGCACCATTGCCGCTGGCGCATAATCAGGAGAAAAAAATGTATTTTACCGCTGAAACACTGGCAACAAATCGCCGCCTGCAGGGTCACTGGAATGAGCTGTGGGCAAACCGTAATATCTGGAACCAGCATCACGACATGATGGTGAATGCCTACCGTTCGAGCATGACGCCTGAAATGCTGGCGGCAAACGCCATCGGCGGCTTTACTCGCGAATTCTGGGCGGAGCTTGATCGTCAGGTTATCCAGTTACGCGATCAGGAAATTGGTATGGAAATCATCAATGATCTGATGAGCGTCCAGACCATCCTGCCAATCGGCAAAACAGCCAAATTGTATAACGTTACCGGCGATATTGCTGATGACGTGTCTGTCAGCATCGATGGTCAGGCTCCGTATTCGTTCGACCATACCGATTACGATAGCGACGGTGACCCGATCCCTGTGTTCACTGCCGGTTATGGCGTCAACTGGCGACATGCTGCTGGCCTGAATACTGTGGGCATTGATCTGATGCTGGATTCTCAGGCCGCCAAACTGCGCAAATTCCATAAACGCCGCGTCAACTTCTACCTGAACGGCGATCCATCAATCTCGGTTGATGGCTATAAGGCACAGGGAATAAAGAACCACCGCAACACTACCAAAATTAACCTGGGTGCCGGTGCTGGTGGTGCAAACATCGACCTGACCAAAGCCACGCCTGCGGAGGCACTGCACTTCTTTGGCCCGACAGGCGCATTTGGCATCAATGCCCGTAGCAATAAAGTCACGCGTTATAGCAAGCTGTGGCTCAGCGCAGAGATTATGGCAAACCTGTCTAAACCGTATCTTATCGACATCAATAGCGGTACTAATGCGCTGATGGGTGGCACGGTGCTGGATGCCATTGGCAAATTTATCCCAGCGGAATCTATCCAGCAATCCTACGCCCTGACCGGTAATGAATTTCTGGCTTATGAGCGCCGCCAGGACGTTATCACCCCATTGGTGGGTATGGCCGTGGGTATCGTTCCGCTGCCGCGCCTGATGCCACAGAGCAACTACAACAACCAGATCATGTCTGCTGAAGGTATCTCTGTTAAGCGTGATGGTGATGGTCTGGGTGGTGTGGTTTATGGCGCAGAGCTGGTGGCATAAGGGGGCAATATGGCTGAGAAATATGAAGTAGTTAAAGCCTGGCACGGTGTGTCAGTGGGTGATGTGGTAGTGCTGGAAGACGTACACCCGGCATTAAAGCCCCATGTTCGCAGAATGTCTGGGGCGATGCTGGCTGAGCTGGTCCCGGCCACGGCCACCCCGGAAGCCACCACTGATAACAAGGCGCGTAAAGCCATCATTACTGCCCGGCTCGATGAGCTTGGTATTGCATACAAAGGTAATCTCGGAGCTGACCGCCTGGCAGAGCTTTTGCCGGATGGTGAGCTGGAAAAGCTTTTCCCAACCACTGAATAACAGCCGCCGCTCAGGCGGTTTTTTTATGCCCTCTGCGGAGGGCTATTTGCAGAGGTGCGCATGATTACTACAGCACAGGCAAAAGAGTATCTGACCAGCCAGGGCATTACGCTGCCTGAATTCATCCTGGAGGCGCTGGTGGAGCAGGCAAACAGTATCCGGGCGTGTCTGGATGCCAACTATCCACCAGCGACCGCACTGCTGATCCAGATGTATCTGTTAGGGCTGATGGGGCTGGGGCAGGGAGACAAATACATCAGCTCGCAGTCAGCGCCGTCCGGCGCGTCACGGTCATTCCGCTATCAGTCGTTCTCTGACCGCTGGAAAGGCGCTCTGGCGCTTTTGCAGGGGCTGGACAAAAACGGATGTGCAACGGATTTGACCCCCGCCGATCCGACCCAGCAGTCATTTGCAGGTATCTGGATTGGTAAAAGCGGATGCATGTCAGGTGGCACTCGATGAGCTGGAAACCATCGGCACAACCACCCAATCCGTCCCGGCGCGTCTGGGTGAAAACGGATAGTGGTGATCGGACAACTGGCTACGTTAACGAGTCAGGCGAGTGGCGGATTAACTGCCCGCGCATAGCCGCACTTAAACCCGCTGTAATCAGCTGGAGGGAATAACTATGTCCGAGATTGCCCGATGGTCATACACCGGCAAGGCAACGTTCTGGAAGCGATTGCAGGGGCAGGATGAATATGGTGACCCGGTGGGATTTGCTGAGCCTGTAGTTATCGACTGCGGCTATCAGGGTGGTTTGAGTAAGCGGATTGGTAATCTCGGTTCGGAGCTGGTGGTTAAAAACACAATCTGGACTGAGTTTGCTGAGGCCGATACAGGCGATTACATCCTGATTGGCATCTCTGCTGAGCCGGACCCGTTGAAAGCTGGCGCTGACCAGATAATGCAGTCCGTCCGCTTTGAGGACACGTTTGATCGCCTTGTCGATGACTGGGCGATTATTACAGGAGTGTAGCTATGGATTGGGTAACGGTCTGGATGCTGTTTTCCTGTTTCGTTGTTGGTTTAGTTATTGGTCGTAGGTGGTGATATGGGCGTTAAAGTCAGAGGCATCAGGGAGGTCCGGCGCAACGTTAACCGCATTGTCGATAACATTCAGGACCAACGCATAGCTCGGGCGCTGACCGGCGCGATGATTGTCGGGGCGGCGCAGGCGTCCATCTATACGCCAATCGATACGTCATACCTGCTGAACAGCCAGTTTCGCGAAATCGTGGTCAATGGCACCCGCATTACCGGTCGCGTGGGCTACACGGCCAGCTATGCAGCCTATGTTCACGATCCGGCAATCCGGCAGCAATTCCGGCGCTCTACGGCAGAGAAAGAATTCCTGACCAAAGGGTTTGAGGAAAGCCGCGACGTTATTGATCGCGTCGTGCAAAAGGAGATGTCGCTATGAATCCTCCAATGCACACCCGCGTGCGTAACCATTTTGTTGATGCGGGACTGACCACAGGGTTTACCACTCAGCTGCTGATGTGGAATGACACCGGCAATCAGGGCGAGGCGTTCATGGTTTTCCGTCCGGCTGGTGGTACGCCAATCGATGCTGTGATCAGCGCTGAATATCATGTGATGGTCGATGTGGTTGGCGCTAAAGGGGGAAATGGTCGTGCAGACGCTGCCGTGCAGGACATTATCGAGCACGTCAAATCGAACCCGACAGGCAATCCCTGCCTGGGGCAGATAACAAACATGGGCGGAATACCTGCACCAATCCCGACTATGGAGGGACGTCTGGTTTATCGCCTGATGTTCTCCTGCCTCTACGGCGAATAAAAATTTTTGAACTTACAGGGTCGCTCAGGCGGCCCTTTTTTATGAAATGAGGACATTATATGAAAGGGTGTAAAAGCACGTTTGACCGCCTGATTGGCCGCGCCAAAACGCTGGAACTGGCCTATGGTTGCGCGGATGCTCGACCGGGCGAGGCAGAGTGGAAATTACTCGGGCTACCGACATCGGCAACATGGGATATGAGCCCCGAATCACTGACGTCAGACGCAGACGATGGCGGGTTTACCTCAACCATGATTGCAAGCCTGGACCCAACCTACTCGATTGAGGGTGAGGTTCGCGTTAACGATCGTTCTGATGAGTTTGGCATTCAGCAATTCACCAAATATTTCGTTGATGAAGTTAAGGCGCGCCGCAATCCAACGGTCTGGATGCGTTTCCATTGGGGTAACTACTATCACATCGGTTACATGGTGGCATCTGGCCTGAGTGATGGTGGTGGCGTTAAGGAGATCGTGACCTACAGCCTTGAGCTGAAGCTTAACGAGGGCACGACCTTCGAAATTGAGCCTGATGGAGAAGACGAAGCCGTGACCGGCGTAACGGTCACACCCACCAGCGCCAGCATTGCCGCAGGAGCATCCACCAACTTCACCGTAAACGTTGCGCCAGCTGATGCGTCAGATACAACGTTTACCGTCGCCTCATCTGTACCAGCGCGCGCTACTGCAACCATCAAAGGCGGCACTGTGACGGTCAGCGCCCCATCTGGAGCGACGGCAGGCACTGCAAACATCACCGTTACCACTACCGATGGATCATTCACAGCCGTCTTCGCTGTAACCGTGACCGCTTAGTGATCATTCCCTGGGTCTCCTGTGAGGCCCACACAATGATTACTGAGGAGAACAGTCATGGTCCCAATGAAAGAGGTTGGTGAGTGCCTGATTAGCAAGCCTGACGCCGATTTTCTGTTTCGCCCCTCGTTCATCAACATGATGCGTATTGGTGAGCCACAGGAAATCGTTCAGGTATTCGCTGACCTGCACAGCGACGAAATTACCCCACTAACAGAGCGTGCGCTGGCTGCATATGGACGCATCCCATTGTGGTTGATTGATCACATCCGAGCCAGCACCTACGGCAAACGCGCGCTGGTGGCTGCAATAACCGTGCTGGAAGCATGCAGCAGTGATGATTTGACTCCACTGATTGGCGAGCTCCGACCGGCTAAAGCTAAGGGCAGGACATTCAAGCGCCGCAAGGGGTTGATGGATGATTTCGATATGGTCCTGATCGCCCAATCGCTAATCACGCACGGCATCATTGGAAAAGCCAAAGTGCGCCAGCTGCAGCGCAATGAGAGCGGCGCGACCACAAACGAATTTAACGCATTTGAATATATCAGTGCTGCCCGGACCCATTTTGGAATCAGCCGGGAAGAGGCTCAGCAACTGACGATGACAGAATTTCAGCTGATGCTGGCTGCTAAATACCCCGCTCAGAAGGGGTACACAAGAGAAGAGTATGACCATGCAGCAGATGATTATTTTGCTAAGAAGGCGAGGCGGTTGGCTAAGGGGTAAAGAAAACCCGGCTGGAGCCGGGTTTAGGAGCCTTAGATTTCATTGCATCCGCAAATTGGAATTGGGAATACACGGGAATTCTTAGGGAAACGTTTTTTACCATTCTTATCAACAATATAAGGACGGAAGATTACGTCGCAGCTGTTGCCGCATTTAGTGCAAATAGTTGTTGCCATTATAATAGTCTCGTATCACAGCAGCCCTTCGCTGCTTGAATGTTGAGACTGTAACCGCTATGGTAACAACCGTAATGTTTATACCGTAGCAAGGGCTCCCGAAGGGGGTTACAGCTATCAGCTCCAATGTCCAACTCCCCAGTCCGACATTGGGCTGAATTCTTTGCATTACTTAGGCCGGGCGTAAACCTTCAAAATTGAAGCGATGCGCTCGGCCTCTTCGTTTGTAAGATCTGTAGGGATTCCTGGAATAGTTAGGATCATGCCAGGGCGGATTGGAATTGGAACATCGATAGTTTCAATATCGCCTCTTACTTCACTGTTAAGGACGGTTACCGGCTTGCTTGCGAAGCTTCTGCGAATTCGAGGAGGTACTACTCTCACTGGATGTTCGTCATCACTCATTTTTTTCTCCGCCTTTTTGTAATCCAAAAACCTCTCGATTGCGCTTAGATAACGGCTTTTATAAGCCTGTACAGTCGCAGTTGATGGTGGAGCCTCAGCATTTCTAAAGTGATCAGTAATTAAGAGATCAACATCCAATTCTCTGACATCCGTATCTTCATCAACCAGTTCTCCGTCTATATAAGAATTGATGAGCAATATGGTCGAGTTTTTGATGTTACGAGCAGTGGAAAGATTAAGATCATCATTGTCGATTAGAGTATCCAAAAACTCCCTCAACTCACCTATGCTGTAATCTTTACTCATACTCACCTCATTGACATGATTTGACGATTAAATCATACGATCGATCGGCTTAGTCAATCAAGTGAAAAGTTATTGATCGTTGAAATCTTGCATCAAAATTGATTTTAGATTCATCATGTCTTGTCATTAGCAAAAAATGCTATTTCCAGGGAGGGGTTTTTCCTTTGAATGCTTATAGATAATCAGCGCTTGCGCGCTTGTTAGCATCCTTAATTTTGCAATCTTGCACCTACGGCATACAAAATAGAAAAAGCCCACCTGAGTGGGCTTTTTCTATTTTGTGTTAAGCATTGGGCAGGTTGGGCCACTTCTTATAAGCGAAGACATAGAGCGTAAAAAAGTGCAAGCCGGGGAATGATAGCAGCAGAGCCATTTTCCATCCGAACCCTGCTTTCTGCGCCATACGAAAGCATGGAATAAACATGAAAAACCAGATTATGAACGTCATTGCTGCGAGTGGGTTTGGTTGTTCCATTGTGATCTCTCCTTGATTTGTCTGCCCTAGTGTATCGCAGTGGCGCTATGCAATTTAACACAGTTGTCTATCTGTCACCTTGCGTCCACCCCAAGCTACGAGATGGTCAGCGAACTGCCATGGAGAGCATTGTGAAATATCATGTTGAACTAGGCTGCGCGGCATACCCAATGGACAAAATCTGGATTGCTGTAAACCTGGATCAAAATCAGCACATTTTAGCCGCCATTCAATGCTTACTTTCAGGATGGCTCTTGGTCATCCACGGCTAGTGCACTTGTATATGGATATGCCGCTGGTGTTCAGGTAACAGCAAAAAAAGTTATGGCGGCTATACCGAAAAACAGCTGTATTTCTTAGTGTTTTCGAACGGTGTTATGTATGACACCACTTTGAATTTGCAATATGGTCGGGTACAGCGCGTTCCCTAACTGAAATATTTTTAAAAAACCTCGCTCAGGCGGGGTTTTTTATGCCCGGAGAATAGCTAATGGCAGGTTCAGTAAATGCTGGCAGCATCATCTACGAAGTGGACATGGACACCGCCCGCCTGCTGGCAGCACGCCGCGAGGTTGATGCCGCCCTCAGTGATATGAGCGGGACTGTTGGACGTCTTGATACGTCTGTGACCCGTACAGAGCGCTCAGTGGCAACGTTGCAGCGCACTATGTCCCGCCTGAGCGCCGTAGCCAGTAGCGTAATGGCCGCCATATCGGTGCAACAGATTGCGCAGTACGGTAACGAGTGGGTGACGGTTAATAACAAACTGGTTAACTCCGTCCGGGCCAGTGAGTCCCTGGCTGATGTTACTCAGCGCGTTTTCGATATTTCGCAGGATACACGTGCCGGTCTGGAGGCTACAGCAACCCTCTATGGCCGTCTTGAGCGCTCAACACGCAGCGCCGGGACGAGCACCAAAGACCTGATCACGCTCACCTCGACAATTAACAAAGGTTTAGCGGTTTCTGGTGCAACCACGGAGGAGGCCAGCTCCACCATGACGCAGCTGTCTCAGGCGCTGGCGTCAGGCGTTCTGCGTGGGGAGGAGTTCAACTCCATCTCTGAGAACGGCAGCCGCCTCGCTGTAGCGCTGGCTGATTCTCTGGGCGTCACAATCGGCCAGCTTCGCAACATGGCTGCAGAGGGCAAGTTAACCACCGAAGTCGTGGTTGATGGCCTGCTCAAACAGAGTGATGCGATTGCCAAAGAATTTGCAAATACGGCGTTAACGATGGGTCAGGCTTTCACTGTAGCCAGCAACAACATCACCAAATTTGTCGGTGAAAGCACCACCGTATCAACCTCTATCCGTGTGTTTAACGACGCGGTGATTTCACTCAGTCAGAACCTTGATCTGGCCGCCAATGCGATTGGTGTGGCCGCTGTGATATTTGGTGCGCGTTTCACAGGCGCACTGGCGCTGGCAACGAAAGCGCGCATCGATGACGCCCTTGCGGCAAAAGCGCAGGCCACCGCCACCGCTCAATCCACTGCAGCCACCGCTAACGCTGCTCGCATGACCGCGCTGAAAGCAAGCCTCGATAAAGAGCAGGCACTTTCAAACCTTGCCCTAGCTCAGGCTGAGTACAACGTCGCCAGAGGATCGGCGGCAGAGGCGTTCGCGCTTGAAAACCTCATCGCCATTAAATCTGTGGCCATCCAGCGTTCTGCCACCTATGCAGAGGCTCAGATAGCCGAGGCGGCTGCCACCAGAACGGCAGCGGCTGCCGCAGCGGCGGCAACCACGACCATTGGCGGGCTTGCAAAAGGAGCGCTGGCCCTGATTGGTGGTCCCGCTGGCGTGGCGATGATAGCGGCTGCGGGGATTTTCTATTTCTATCAGAAAATGCAGCAGGCGCGGCAGGAAAGCATCGATTTTGCTGACAAGCTCGATGGCGTAATTGCCAAAATGAAAAACATGAGTCAGGTGCAGCTCGCCGCTCAGATTGATAATGCCACCCGATCTA